GGCGATAGTCTGAGGATGTAGCGTAAGAAGTGGAAGAACCACTGGTAGATATTCTTCCGACATCGCCATTTCCATTAAAGAAAATAAGGTGATTTACACCGCTGGTTGTTGCCCCAACACTAGACTTAGAAGCAACTCCAAGCGGATTAGAAAGTTGAATTCCCGATACGGATGCTGAGGGCGTAGCGGTACACCCCACAAACAAGTTACCATCTGACGTTATTCTGGCTCGTTCTGTGTTGTTGGTTTGAAATAAGAATGGGTGATTTGTGTATGAACCAATAACTGGATTATCTACACCGCCTGTAAACTGGAATCCAAACTTAGCAGTTGTCAGTCCATTGCTGTTTTGAGCAACAAACATTGAATCTGCGCTTGAGTTTGCTTTAATGGCTACTTGAGTAGTGGTTGCTAAAACTGCTGGTGAAGTGTTGTTAATACCTACATTACCGCTTGAGTCAAGGCGCACACCAGAACTAGAGGTGTTATCTCCAAGAAAGTTTAAACTTGTTGTGCCAACTAGCAATGGGTTAGCAGCAGTTCCTAGCAACAAGTTGCCGTTAATCTGTGCTTTGTAGCCCCCTGTAATTGAAGTAACACCCACACCCAAGTTACCGCTTGAGTCTATTCTGGCTCGTTCTACGTCAGATGTTAAAAATGTAAGAGGCAAATAAGAACCAGTAGAACCATAAGTTGATGAAATTCCACTTACTGTTCCATTGTTAAAGATGCGAACTTGGCTATCGTTTGCGCTACCCTCAATATATATACCATTGACATTTGCACCTGACTGTTTAAGGTGTAATTTAGCACCAGGCGAACTTGTACCAATACCCAAGTTACCGCTTGAGTCTATTCTGGCTCGTTCTGTTTGATTTGTCTTAAATACTAAAGGATGGTTTGTGCGAGTTCCGATTGCGCCACGCGAACTTTCAGATTCCATCTCTGTTGTAACAGAATCTGTGGAGTTTATAGTTTGTAAAATACCAGTTGAACTACCACTAACAGCAAGCATTCTAAATCCAGCACCAAAATCGCTAGGACTTGTAGTTCCAATCCCTACATTGCCTGCCGATGTAATGCGCATAGACTCCGCACCGCCTTCGGTAAAAGCAATAGTGTCAGCCGCAGGGAAAAAGATACCTGTGTTAGTGTCGCCAGTTGTGGTAATAGCTGGGAGCGCTGCTGTTCCTGCTTGCACAGTCGTAACGCCAGAGGCAGACAACGTAGTAAACGCACCCGTGTTAGCTGTTGTAGCGCCTACAGTGCCGTTAATGTTGATAGAGGCCGTGCCCGTCAGGTTAGTGACTACGCCGCTTGCGGGTGTTCCCAAAGCAGGGGTGATCAGCGTAGGGCTGGTAGCAAACACCGCAGCGCCAGTAACTGTTTCGTCTGTTAGCGCCCCAAGAAGTTGAGCAGAAGTAAACGAACCCAAAGATGTAGCGTTGCCAATGGATGTGACCGCACCCGTTAAATTGGCGTTTGTCGTGACGTTACTTGCTGTAAAGGCTGTAGCCGTTCCCGTAATATTTGTACCAACTAGAGCCGATGGTGTTCCCAAGTCAGGGGTTACAAGAACGGGTGAGTTGGACAACACGACATTGGTTGTACCTGTGCTACTAGTAACACCAGTACCGCCATTAGCAACGGGCAAGGCAGAGCCTGACAGACCAATTGCCAATGTGCCACTGGTTGTAATGGGTGAACCCGTAACAGACAAAAATGCAGGTACAGTTGCCGCCACACTGGTGACCGTTCCAGAACCACCACCCGCATTGATTGTCTGATTAGGCCAACTGCCTGTGATCGAAGTGATGTTTGTACCAGCAACCAAGCTAGGCGTTGCAGTACCCGTACCACCGCTTGCAACCGCAAGAGTGCCAGCCAAGGTGATAGTGCCAGTTGTGGTGATTGGCCCACCGCTTGTAGTCAAACCTGTAGTGCCACCCGATACAGCAACACTTGTTACCGTACCCGTACCCGCGCTTACATTGACCGTGACATCATCGCCCGAATTAGTAGCAGTAACAGTCGCGCCAACAAAGTTGATGTTCTTTACACCCGTGGAGATTGAGCTACCCTCGTCACTAATGCCCACCGCACCGTTGGTAGACATGGTGCTGATAACTTGTATCTTTTGAGCCAATTCTTGCGAGACAACCTCACCAACATTTAACTCTCGCCCGTCTGACAAGGTAATGATTAAGCTACCATCAAAGTCAATATTTGCATTGACAACCGACACGCCGTCTTGACCATCAATGCCGTTAATGCCGTTCAGACCGTCAATACCGCGAGCACCTTGCAACCCATCACGACCTGACTTTCCGTCCTTACCATCTTTACCGTCTATACCGTTGCGCCCATCTCGCCCATCTTTGATGTTGGCGACCCGTTTCTCAATCGCCTTGCCAGTTTCATCGTACCGCGCCCGAATATCGGACTCCATCTTTTTGAGGGCTTGCAACACCAGATCGACATTGGCCGCGATCTTTTGCTTTTGGACTTCTTTGCTCTCAGCAATTGACTTGTGGATTGACTCAAGCGCCGCCAGCTTGTCATCGTCAGACATTGAATCAAGATCGATCATTTCAATGCTCCCGAAAGTTGGTCAAGGAACTCGTTTTCTACCGAGCGTAAATTCTCTTGTTTGTTTGCCATCTGCAACTCTACAATCTTGGATTTGTTCTTAATATCGGCTTCTTTGAGCATCAACTCCGCGATCTTGACCCGTTTGTCAAACTCTTTGCCTTCGTTGTCATCTGGCAGATTCTTGGTCAACGCGGCCATAGTCTTAGCTTGCGATTCTTGTGGCATAAGCTGTGTTTCTACCGACAACTTCTGAGCTTCTGCACGATTTTGCTCTGCTTGTGTAGTCTGAACTGCAATCTGTGCTTGAGCCGCTTGCAGTGCCAACTGTTGCTGAACTTGTTGCATCTCTTGAGCCTGTGGGTCAGGTTGACTCATCTGATCCAAAGCACTCATCAACTCAAATCTGTTACTCAAACTAGAGTTATTCAAGATACCTTTAAGGATCAAAGGCAAAACAGGCGTATTCGGGCCAAGGGTCTGGAGTAGACCAATGAACTGTTGCTGTTCGTACTCTCTCGCGATAATCCCTAACGTAGCCGTAGGTATAAACCTCATGTCCACAGAAGGATAACGCTCAGGGTCAAACTGCATATAGCGGAATGAAGCCTTCTGGATGAACGGAATCAAGAAGTCTTCTTGGAAGTTTACCAAGGTTCTCTTGTATTTCTTGATGATAGTGGCTACTGCCATGCTCATACCCGCACCATCACGATTACCCTGAGAAACCATGCCTTGAGAGTCCATCGTTCCCGTGGCTTGAAGGAGCATTCTCTCAAACTCTTTGGCAGTGGATAGGTTATTCAGGCTTGTCTCACCAAACTTAAACGGATAGAGAATCTCCGCTGGATTTCCATTAACTAGGAACGCCTTGCCTGGCTTTACCTCAAACTTAGCACCTCTAGGTAGGCGAGAAGCATCTAATCCCATCATAGGAGAGGTTGTTAGAGCTAAAGAGTCCAAATGGCTTCGTACTTGGGCATCTATCGCCTTTTGCATGTTGTAGGACTTCTCTACAGTACCCCTACCGAGCAATCTATTAGGCACAGTGTCGTCTTGATAAGAGATAACGGGTCTATCTTTCATCATGTAGGGGTTTTCTTCTGCTTTGAGAAGCATCCCACCATTGGCAATCACAACAATTGCCTCAACCATGTCTGAATAGTCCTCTGCATAGCTGTTCTCAGGGAACAACTCCTCGATTTCTTCGTCTTCGTTTGTCAGATACTCTCTAGGAACTAAGCCGTAGTACGTTAAAAGTAGGACTTTTTCATCTCTGTACTGAGAAACCTCTTGGGTTGGCTCTAAATCTGTGTCTTCATAGGTACTGGTGATGTTTACCTTGCGATAAATACCCTTCTCAATGCCTTCTACGATCTTGTGGATGCCAACATACTTCTCAATAGCCACACCCATACAGTCATCTATGCTCGTACCATTGGGGTCGAACAAGAAGTTCTTAGGGTTGACAGGCATGATCTTCACGGCAACACGGGTTTTCTCAACAACACCGATAGCCGCTTGTCCCATTTGACCAGGAATCGCTTGGGTAGAGGGTTCAAAGATCTTCTCTGTCTTTACAACGATCTCACCAATACCAGTTCCGTAGATTTCTGCCATCAACTCGATAGCATCAATGGCTTTACGGATTTTGTCTTGTTTGAAGTCCTCCATGAGTTGAGCTTTTAGCATCTCAACATCCAAAGGATTCCCATCTATGTCTCTTAGATCGTCTTCAATGTCAAAGAACTCACCTTGTCCAAAAATGGCTTCCATGATTTCGGCATGACGAGTCTCTACGGCTTGTTGGGTAGCGGGAGTAACGATCCTAGAACGCTCAGAATCACGAGTTTTGTCCTCTGCTGCCCACTC